CGGACAACCGCCCTTTGTTATGGGTTTTTATATAGATGATTAATCACACACGAAACATTTTAGAACGCCTTGTATGGCTCTTAAAACAAGAAAAAATAAGTGATTAATATGAAATATAATTTACTCTTTGATCGAGTGCCTTTGGCTAGTTAAGAAAAGGCGCAAATATTAAAGAAAGCTAATTAATTCAATAGATTTTATTAATATAGATAAAGTTATAATTTTTTATAAATGTTTATTTATTTATATGGGTTTTTCTATATATTCTAATTAAGAAATAAGAATATTCAGAAAAGGAAAATAAACTAATGAATATAAATATAAAACAACTTATTAATATTTTATCTGAGGATAATATTAATAAAGATGAAAAGGAAAAATATTTTAATTTATTCTTTTCAAATCGAAAAGCTGATTTTTTAAGAAAATCTCAGCAGTTAGAAGCTTTTTATTATAGCGAAACAAAAATTCATAATAAGGAAAAAGCACTAATTAAAATCCTATCCAATAGACTTGAGAATGAAGGATTTTCAATTTTTTGGTGTCATTATTATAATGATGTAGGATTTGATAAATGGGGCGGTCTTTACTGGGATGATAGCGGTAATACAATTTGTGAAAGCGCCTATAGTGACAATTATAGTTGTTGTAGTTCATGTGATGAAATTAACCACATTGATAGTCTTGAGTATATAGAGAGTGATTATTATTGTAGATCATGTAGAGATGATCACTTTTATTACTGTAATCATTGTGATGATTTTCAGCCAAATGATAATCCTTGCGGTTGCTCTTATGATGATGAAGAAGAAGAAAGCGGAAATTTATATAGATATGATTATAGGATACCGCTTTTAAATTTAGGTAATTCTGATTTACGCTATGGTATAGAATTAGAGTTAGAAGTTAGAGATGATTATGATCGTTATGATGTAGTCGCGAATATTGAAAATGCAATTAATAAAGATGAAACTTTAATTGTATGTAAGCGCGACGGATCACTAGACGCGGAGCAAGGTTTCGAATTAGTATCCACAAACGCGGATTTTAATTATCATAAAAATTCATTTTGGGATGATTTTTTTAAAATGGATTTAAACAGTAAATGTAGGGGCTATCATGGTAATAATTGCGGATACCATATTCACATGAGTAGAAACGCATTTAATGAAAATCAAATGGCACGTTTAAACTTTTTTTATCACAACCAAAAAAACAGATCATTTTTAATTGACATAGCAGGTAGAGAAGAAAACAACTACGCTAGATTTTATAATGATATAAATCTAAATAGTGATATTTTCACTGAGGGTGACAATGGGAAATATCGTGCTATTAATTTTAATAATGCTAGTACAATTGAAGTTCGTATTTTTAGATCAAATCTAAAACAAATTTCATTTTTTAGAAATTTAGAATTAGTACATAGTATTAATCAATTTATTTTGAATAGTGATAGTAAAATTGATTTTACAGATTATTTTGATTATCTGTTAAATAATCCGTCAAAAGATTATGTCAATTTATTATTATGGTTAGATCAAAAAAATTATTTTAGCCATTTAGAATATATTGAGGATTTCAAAACACGATACAATGATTTCAAAAACATTGTTGAGGATTTCAAAACAAACAACCAAGAACTAATACAACAAGAAAGCGAGAATTAAAAATATGTGTTTAATTATTTTAGCTAATGATCCTAAATCATTAAAATATGATGATTTAGAAACCGCCTACAAAAGAAACTCCGACGGATTTGGAGTAATGTATATTAACAAAAGTAATAAATTTATTGCTGATAAGTTTTTGCCTAAAAACTTTAGTGAATTAAAAAACTTTTTTAATATTCATAAATCAAACGCAAAGAATAAAATTGCTATGCATTTTAGATTTACAACTGAGGGGGCAACAAACAAAAAAAATTGTCATCCTTTTATTAGTTATAAGTCTAATGATCGAATTATCGGAATGATGCATAATGGGGCACGATTACCAATTCCATTAATTAATAAAAATTATTCGGACACTTGGCATTTTAACGAACACTATTTGAAGGCATTATTGAGAAAAAATCCTAATTTGATTTTAAATAGTAATTATCAAGCTGAATTGGATAATCATATTGATAATGACAAAATGCTATTCCTAGATAGTAAATCCGAAAAGTTCGTAATTATAAATGAGGATGTAGGAAACTATCAAGGCGCTAATTGGTTTAGTAATGATTATTGGAATATCTCAAAAACTATCAGCTACAGAATAGATAATGATTTTAATTATTATGGAGGGCATATCTTGGAAAATTCTATTCAAGACAACCAAATAGATTTCTTATCCGACCATGACATCAAAAATCTAGGCAATCAATCCGTATATGATTTTGTTGATGACTGTTTTTACAGTGAGGATATGAGCCCTATTTATAATCTTGTTGATAGATACAAAAAGAAAATATCTTAAATAAAGATATTCAATAACTCTTTAAATAGGGTTATTGACTATCTTTATGGGTTAAATCCTAGCGATAGATCATACTAGAAATATTTTTAATATATCTGTATGGCTCTTAAAACGGAAAAAATAAGATAGTAGAAAGAGAATAAAAGAAATGGAACGAACAGAAAAAGAAAAGCGCGAGAAATTCGTTAAATTTTCAAATTATAGACTTCAAAAAGCTATTGAGCATATTGAACTCATTGGAAAATTAGCGAATAAAAGAGCGTACAGTTATTCAGAAAGCGACATCAATATAATTTCTGATTATCTCACAAAAGAAGTTAATAAGACTATTCAAAAATTAACTAATCAAGAAAGAACTGAGGTTAAAAAATGGATCAAGTAGTACAATTAGATTTATTTAATGATTATGATTTTTATAAATCATATTCTTTTAATCATATTAAAATTGAGCCTACGAGCTGAGAGCTGGAAAAAAATAATATTTTATTACTGCTGGAGCGTAGCTCTGGCGGTAATATTTTATGACTAATAAATTTTTTTTCGGGAAAATTAAATTAAATTAATTTAGGACAGGCACAAGCACAAGCGAAAGTCTCATGCACAAGCACATGAACACGCACAAGGGCATTGACATTATGTATGGGATTTTATATAAAGTAAGTATAACAACAGAATATTAAGAGGTAATCTTATGGAAAATAAAGACAGAGCCTTAAAAGTAAAAAGACTTTTATTGCTAGACGAGAACAAGCATGAGGAAGATCAAGATAATACTTATCCTAGAGTTGCTGATGTAATTGCAGATTTAAGACATTTTTGTGATCACTTTGGTTTAAATTGGGAAAAGGAAATAGAATTATCTGAAATGCATTACGAAGAAGAAAGGGAAGAAGATGAAAAAATATAAAGTAGTTATAGATATAAACAAACAAGAAACATATTTTGTAAAAGCTAATAGTAAAGAGGAAGCAGAAGAAATGGGTATGAGTGGGGAAGGATATAGCGAAGCACATGATTGGCAGGAATGGGCAGGGCTTGTAGAAACAACAGTAGAAGAAGAAATGGAGAATGAAAATGACTAAAGAAATAATAGAATCTTCACTAGAAGATTTAGGATTAAATAAAGAAGAAATAATTAGGGAAATGGAAAACTACGAAGATTTGGGTTGTTATGCTATTGGCTCTATTTATGACACTTGCGAATGTAAAAAATGCAGAGAGGAAGAAGAAGGGATATGGAAGAATAATGACAAAAGAAGAAATACTTTATGAGTTAAGTATATCAGTAGCTTGTCTTTTAGATGATTTAGAAGATATAGAACAAGAAGATATAGAACATATACAAAACTTAGTCACTAGATTAGAAATGGAAACCTGGAAGGAAATAAAAAGAGGAACAGCAGAAGCTCTGGAAAGTAATAATCCATTACCAAAATAAGATTCGGGCTGGAGAGTATTACATACCTAAATTTTGAGATCGTTCACAAGCACTGATTTTATGGCAGGTTCAAGTGCGTCTTTGTAGGGCTGTTTAACCACGAACAAGGGTTCTACTTCTGTGTAGTTTACAGCGAGCTCACGCGCAAGCGATCCCGACCACAAGCACACCTCTCTTGTTTCTGGAATCTTAGCCATAATAAAATTGTCTTGACACAATGAAAACCTTTTTACATTCCAGGATATCTGAAAAGGGGAAAGTAATAATTGATGACCTTTTGCAATCTTTAGCTCACACCAAAAAGAAATATTCTTAGGCTCATGCATGCACACGCCCAAAAGATCGGGAATTCCAGGTGTCCCGTATGTTTCAATTCTAGTCCAATAAATGTTTGGAGTTATCTCTTTAATATTCTTCCAAAATGTCGATTCCCTTCCTCGCTTTATTGAGGAACCTTTTTTCTTTTCTTTGTCTTTGACTGATTGTTTCTCTTTTTTCAACAATGCGAATTTCATCTCCTTCGACAAGGCAGAGTCGGACACCGAGTTCTTTTTGATGTGGTTTAAGTTTAACCCCCGAACCACCTACATTTTTTCCTTTAGTAATTGTGTTTCCTTTTGATGTTTTAATATCAAGGAAATGAGTTCTACCGTTCTTTGGGCTAACAACAATAATATCAATAGGACCTTGTTCACATACATTAGCAAAGACTAGGTATCCTTCTTCAAGAAACTTGTTGATCGCTTTGTTCTGACTGATCGTCGCTTTGTATTGTCTGGGATCCATTTTTCTCCACAGCACTAGGGCTTTGATCAATAATAACGTTCTTTCTCATCTTGTCTAATAAATCTGTCACTTCATCTAAAGACAGATTGTCAATAGTTTTATCCTTAACCTTGTCTTTCTTGTCATAAAATCCAGCAGCCTTGCCTCGACTAATCTCTGCCATTAAAGCAGTCTTTAAATCAGGCTTCATATCAAACTGTTCAACGTCTTTTGAACTAGGATTTTCAGCCCTTAAACCTAACTCATGTAATCTTCTCATGTGTGTAGCAGGGGATATCTTGTATTTATTCCATAAATCTTCTTGAAGAGCTCTGATATAAGCATGAACTTTAGGAAATAGCTTAGGGTTTTGAAGCTGAGAAGCTTTAGCCCTTGATGATTTCTCAGGATATCCTGCAAGAATAGCACATTCTCTTGCTGTTTTTCTATTTTCTTGAGCAACATAATGTTCAGCAAAAGAGGCTTGTTTTCCTGTAAGCCCGTCCCTCATTTCCGCTAATTCTTTTGTTAGTGCCACAGGATCTCCAGGTTGTCTTAATTTCATAGTTAATTCCTTATAAGGAACATTCTATACAAATTTTACTAAAAAAGTAAACAACATTTGATTTCCTTGCCTCTGTCTATGGTTAGAGAGAATAAGTTATTCTCTTGAAGAATGGTTGAGAGAACAAAGGATTTGTAATAACTTACTGAATATACTATATAAATTGACTAGAGAGAACAGAGAGAATGAATTTTGAGATTATTTTTTTTTTTATTTTTATTTTGTGTGTATGGTTCTCTTATAGTAAACTATTCTCTCCATGGTCAGTGGTTCGTGATTGCCTATCCTTTCACAATCACACTTATTCCCTCCTTTATACTTACTTTTCCATTGACCATGGTTCACTATTCCTGTATATTCTCCCATAGAAAGCATGGACATAACAATTAACGTTAAAACGAATGAAGGGAAGGAATATTCCTGCAACTTTATAGGGGATAAAGATAAGATCTTATCTTCCATGCAAGACTACATCAAAAAAAACGAAGATCATCAGGTCAATGTAGTTTTTAGCAGTGATGAAGAAAAGAGCCACTTCACCTATCAAGAATTGTTTCGTCCTCAATAGAAAGGATTTTATGGAGAAAGTAATAGAATTTAAGAAACCTAAAAAACGCAAAGTTATAAAAGAAGATTCTTTTGTAGCAAGATTGCCTTATCCGATAACCATTCATACATTGGTGGATTTGGCAGAAAGAATGGGCATTGAATACGAACATATCGTAATGCCTGCTCTTAAATTTATCGAACGAACAGTCGTTAAAGAAGAAAAGGAGAAATAAAATGAACTATACATTTGACCACATAGCAAAAAGACTATTAACAGAACATGGATGGATCCGTGTGCCGTGGTTCGTGCCTCAATCACAGGAAAACAAGAAAGAAAACCTTTTGCAAAAACTTAACAAGTTAGAAAGGATAATCAAAAATG